GCTTAGCGGTCATTCACCGGTTACTGTCGTCCGTACTGTCTCCAGCCGGGCAGCGTTCCGCATGTCTGGCTTAGCCAGCTACCGCAAAGACTTGGCTTGTATGCTTGCCCGCCATGTCAGGGGTGTATCGGGGGCCAATGCACCGCCGATGGGTTGGTATATACGCTGGTATTGCATCGATGTCAAGGGCCTTGCCAATACGCCGGTATTGCCTTAGGGCAACCGCATGACAACCAAGCGCCCAGGCCCTGCAAAGTCGTTCCGGTTCACAGAGGAGGAGCTTGCGCTCCTCGATGAAATGGCGAAAAAGCACGGGAGTCAGAAGGCGGCGATCATGATGGGCCTGAACGCGTTGCGAGGTGCGAAGGCGATGACAGACGCGGAGCTTGCGCGACTGGTCACACTGCGACTCACCGGGAAGAAGGCGCGCTAATGGCTGGCACGCCGCTCCGTCGTGAGCGCCTGAAGCAGGCCACCGCCGCCGCCGATGAGGTGCGCAGCGAGCTGACAGCGATCAGGACGCAGCTAATCGCGCGCGGGTTCAACCCTGAAGAATTCGGGATGGCTGCAGCCGTCGAGCCGCCAAGCCTAGAAGCCTATTCCGAACTGCTACCGCGCCAGGTGTTGCGCCTCGCTGGCGAGGGTAAGGCTATCGAGGAAATCCGGGTCATGCTCGGCTTCTCGCTCGCCCAGGAAAGCGATTGGGCGAACCAATATGTCGATATGGCAGCGGCGCTCCTTCGCGTGCGTGCGCGTGAAGAGGCATTCTGGCAGGGCCAGGCGCGCCACCTCGCAGCTAGTGGGGATCGGGCAGGGTTCCAGGCTGTTGAGGCGCTGATAGCGCGCAGATTCCACACGGATAATTCGAGGGGTAATGCAGCTGCGCTTGTGCACGTCTACATAGGCAAACCGCTAGACAAGCGGGCAGGCGATGACACCTAAGCCCTTGATCGCACACGCTGAACTAGGAGTTTTCAGACACGCTAGGCCGTCTGAAGACCCCCCGGGCGCCCCCTCGCGATCCGCGCGCGCGGGGGGTGGGGGGCAAAATCGGGCGCCCCTGCCTGTTGGACATATATCCTCCCCCCAATTTTTTCAAAAAATGGCAAATGCACCTCTACGATTTCGGAGTTCGTCGCGTTCCCCGGTGTGTTGAGTGCTGGGAGGACGGGAGGTGTTCGATGAATTGCGGGCCTGCGGTTTGGGCGAGCAGTTACTGGCCGCTGGCTTCGGATGGATTGGTTAGGGCTGTAGGAACGAGCGAGAGCCCGCTCGTTCCTAGTGCTACATCACCGGCGCCGCGCACGTCTCCGCGCAGAGGCTGAGAAGGTGATATCGGTGCGTTGGCTCCCCCGCTGTCTTTCGTAGCCATCAGCGCACCAAGGCAAGCGCAACGTCGCGCCTAGGGCATGGTGGTGTTAGCTGGGGCCTGTTGCTTCTCCCGGGGCAGCGGGCCTCAGTGCGTTGAGGGTGTGGCTTTGGCGCGGACGGTGCGGCGGGTGCTGCTGGGAGGTTCGCGCGCATGACAGGCTTTCCGATCATTGATGCGATTCTGGTGTTCGGCTCGCTGGGAGCGGTGCTGGCGTTCTGCGTGTGGGCGGTGTTTGTGAAGCCGTCTGAGGACAGCGAGTGAGCTCGCCCCCGGTAAGGGTTCAGCGGACGGGGTGGCTGAAGTATGCGCCGCTGACGCGTGACCAGGTTCGGAAGGCGTGCCTGTTTGCAGAGGCGTGGGTGCGTCAGACGACGTGGAAGGATGTTGAGGATCTGATTCACGGGACGGCGTGGATGATCGGGGAGCAGCTGTCGCGACCGATCAATGCGATGCTGGTCGGGATGCACGACATCGATGACATGCCGGTGGTCCGGGTGCAGATCGGGGAGATGGTGCATCATATAGCGTTTCGCGACACGCGGATGGTTGAGAACAACACGGCGGAGCTGATGCTGGGTGAGGCCCGGATCGAGCAGCTGGTTGAGCAGCGGATGCAGGCGGCGAAGGATCGCAAGCGCGAGGTTGTCGAGAAGCTGGGCGCGAAGGTGAAGGTCGGATGATGCTGATCTACGTTGTGCCTCTGCTGATCTTTTCGGTGCTGCTGGGCTTCGCGTGGGTGTGCCTGCCGACGGATCGGACGTTTGTGGGCCGGGTCGGGTGGTGGAGCGGCTGGCTGGGCCTGCTGTGCCTTGGGGGCGCGATGCTGGGCGTCGCGCTGGGCTGATGCCGACCGAGCTGGTTCTTCCCGAGGGCAGCATTCGCGCCGAGATGGCGTATGACATGGTCATCGAGGGGTTCGCAAAGGGCGGGCCCTGGCAGATCGGGGTGATTCAGGGGCCGATCGAGAGTGGCAAGTCGGTGGCGGCGGCCGGGGCGTTGTATGCTGCGATGTGCATGGTGCCCAAGTGGGACAAGGGCATTCGAAGATCGCGGTGGCTGATCTCTCGCCCGACCTATCCCGAGCTCGAGACATCGACGATTCCGACGTGGCTGTCGTGGTTTCCCGAGGATGTGTACGGGAAATTCTCGTGGTCGGAGCCTTACACGCATCGGATGAAGTTTCAGGATGTGGAGGCCGAGGTGGTCTTCATGTCGTTTGCCGATGACAAGCCCGACACGCTGAAGTCGCTGCGATCGACCGAGTGGACCGGGGCGTGGATCAACGAAGGCCAGTTTGTCCCGCGGCGTCTCGTGATGGAGATGTCTGACAGAACCGGCCGCTATCCGCCTTCGGCGCGGATCCGCGACTATCCCCAGGCCTCGCGCAAATTCCTGATCATGGACATGAACGCGCCGCAGACAGCGAACCATTGGGTTCTGCGCATGCGTGGCGACGTCGACCTGCCGGATGACATGCCCGACTCGGAGCGGATGGCGTACAAAAAGCCGTCCTTCATGAAGTTCTACATGCAGCCGCCGGCGCTGATCGAGGTGAAGGACGCGCTCGGCAAGCATGCGGGATGGAAGGTCAACCCTAAGGCCGAGAATCTCGAGAACATGAAGGGCGATCGATACCTCAACCTCGCCGAGGGCAAGACGCTGGACGAGATCAAGCGCGACCTCTGCAATGAGGTGGTCGAGGCGAACTCGGGCGCGCCATGCTTCCCCAACTGGGACCGCGATCGTCACTCGACGCCTGAGGAGATCCAGGCCGTCGAGGGCCTGCCGCTCTATCTGGGCTTCGACTGGGGCGCGACGCCGGCCATGACGGTGTGGCAGCTGGTGGCTGGCCAGTGGCGCGGGCTGTCGGAGCTCGTCGAGACGAATTCGCTGATCATCGAGTTTGCGCCGAAGTGTAAGCGCATGATCTCGCAGCGCTGGCCATGGGCGGTGACCGAGGATGGGCCCGGCATCATCGCCTGGGGAGACCCCGAGGGTGACTGGCGCGACGAGCGGACAGGCGTCACCAGCTACGGCATCATGAAGTCGGCGGCGGGCATCATCGTGCGCGCGCCGGCGAGCAAGGACAACCCGCAGTTGCGCCTCGAGACTGGCAGGCGCGTGCTGTCGGAGGCGATGCCTGACGGGCGCCCGCGTCTGATCTGCTCGAGGCATCCGACCCGGGGCATGCCACGCTTCTGCTCGGCGATGGGCGGCGGCTATGTGCTGAAGATGATGCGGGTCGACGGGCAGGAGAAGCTCAAGGCGGAGCCGGTGAAGAACGCGGCGTCACACGTTGCGGAGGCTGGCCTCTACGTGCTGTGGGGCGGCGGCGAGGGCAGGGCTACGATGGGCCGGTCTGAGCGTCCGCCGCGGGTGAACGTGCGCAAGGTTGCGATGGAACGCGGCGAGAGAAAGGTGTTCAGGCATGGTCTCGGCGGCCGGCGGTAGGCACATCGTGCACTGGAAGATCTGGTTCTATGGCCAGCCGCGCGGCGCGTGGGAGCGGCTGTGGTTCAAGCCGGGCTTCCGTCACTGCATCGCGTACACCTGGATCGACACGGATCGCTGGCTCGAGCTCGACCCGCGCTTGCCGAGGCTTGGCATGCGGGTGCTGACAGGCCCGCAGTATGTTCGCCGCATGCGTGCGTTGTCTCGGCTGGGGGCGTATTCAGTCGAGGCTGATGTGCTGGGCGGTGCGCGTCGTGTGCCGCGTCTGGCGACATGCGCCGGGGTTCTGGCGCATGTGATGGGCTCGCGGCCTGTGATGCTGCCGCACGCGCTCTACCGGGAGATGGTGAGCCTGTGAGAACCAACCGCCGGCCTCCGAACAGGATCGAGTTGACGCCCGAGCGCGTGCTTGCGGAGCTGCGCGCCTCTGGCGGCGGTGGCGGCGGGACGGACGGCGCGTCGGGCACGGTGGTGTTTCTGTTCAAGCGATCGGCAACCGCGCCGGCTGTGCCAAGTGTGACCTCGACACTGACGTTCGCGACAGGGGTTCTGACCGGGCATGACAACGGATGGACGCAAGCCGTGCCTGCAGCGAACGGCAACCCGCTCTATGTGATCACGGCCAAGGCCAGCGCCACGACTGCAACCGTCACGATCGGCACGGGCGAGTGGTCGACGCCGGCCATCTTGGCGCAGGACGGAACGAACGGGACAAATGGCACGAATGGCACCGATGGTGCGGCCTGGACGGTCTATCCGGTCACAGTGACGACGGCGCGCCAGTTGTGGGTCGAGAGCGTTGTTTCCCATCCGGGCATGACTTCGTCTGCGACGCTGCGTGCCTGGCTGCGCGCGGGTTTGGACAGCGACGAGAACACGGCTGACATGATGCCGGGCGTGATCGTGACGGCTACTCCCGGGACCGATCAGGTCACGCTGACGCTTGTGTCGCCGATTCCGATGAGCGGGCCGGTGAAAGTGACTTACGAGGTTCTGGGATGAGCAAACTATCAACCGACCTGGGCACGATCCGCACCGTGCATCCGCGCGAGAACCTGTACGTCACGGGCAACCTCGGATCGCTCAACGCGGAGATCATCACCTTCTGCGACGGCTGCGCGTCGGTGATGCTGGACATGCGCGGCACCTTCTCGGGCACGTTCGAAGTCGCGGGCACGGTGGACGGGACAAACTGGGTGCCCATCCCGGTGCGCGGAATCAACATCGCAGCGGTTGGCTATGTCGCATCTATCACCGGCACAGCCGCAGGCGTCTGGATCGGCGGCTGTCTGGGCTACCGGCAGGTGCGCGTGCGCTGCACGGCCTACACCAGCGGCTCGGCCACGGCATTCCTGTCGGTCTCTAACGCGCCGGACACTGCTCCGCAGAACTTCACGACGACGACGATTGTCACGTCAGTCGGCGCTGGCGGCGCTGCTGTCACGCTGACGCTATCTGCCCCCGGCGCCGGCCTTCGCCAGTATCTGACCTATCTGTCGATCAACCGCTTCGCCACGGCGCTGCTGACGGCGGCAGCGGCTCCGGTGACGGTTACGACCACGAACCTTCCAGGCTCGCTGGCCTTCTCATTCCCGGCTGAAGCTGCTGCGCAGGGCTCACTGTTCCCCTGGCGCGAGGATCTCGCCTTCCCGTTGGCCGCCTCGGCGCAGAACACCAACGTGACAATCGTGGCTCCAGCGACGACTAACGTAATCTGGCGTGTGACCGCGGGCTATTTCATCGCCCCGTAGCGGTGCGTTGAGGCAGACGGTGCTTTACCGCGCTCTCCGCAGCGTCTCGGATTAAAGGCGCCGCATGAAAACCATTTCGAATTCGGCGTCGTTTACGCGGCCTGCAGACACCACGGCATATGCGGCTGGTGATCTGATTGCGAACAGCACGACAGCCGGGTCGGTTGTTCCGATGACCTTCAGTTTTTCAGGGGCAGGCGGCGCCCCGATCTGGTTACGTTCGGTGACCATGCGCAAGTCGCAGGCGTCAATCACGAACGCCAACTTCAGGTTGTGGTTTCTGTCGGCCGCTCCGACCGTAACAAACGGCGACAATGGTGCTATCGCCGGCACATTCTTGTCCACGGTTCTGTTTGAGCCGGTTCTGCTGGATGTGGTCGCGCTGCTGACCGGCGGCGGAGCGATCGGCACAAGTGTGTTCGATGTCGAGATGCTGCCGCTGCGCGGACCGTGCTACATGCTGGTCGAGGCGATGGGCGCCTACGCGCCGGCGAACGCCGAGGTTTTCACGCTCGAAGTCGTAGCGCACTCATGAGGTACAACAACCGCGCCTATACGGACCAGCAAATCCTGACGACGTTGGTCGCGGTCGACGGAGCATCTGGCGGTTTTATAAAGGATGCAGATCGGGCTACTGACGACGAAACGCGCTCACAGGTTTCGACTTCGAAAGTGCTCACGCCATCCAACCTCGCCGGCGCCGCCAGTTTCAAAACCACGCTGTCAGCAAACCAGACTGGTATTGCGACGGCGACGGCGACTAAGCTGGCCTTCAACACAGAAAGCTGGGATACGGGATCTTTCTTCGATACAACAAACAACCGTTGGACGCCGCCCGCAGGCAAAGTGGCGCTTCAGGCAAAAATATCCTTCACTGGCACATGGGCCATCGGCAATACAGTATTTCTAATGCTCTACAAGAACGGCTCATTACTTGAGCATGCAGTTCCGTTCTGGGCCAGTGTTGCCAACGCCATGCGTTGTCACGGTGTCTGGGTCGACAGTGCGAACGGTACAGACTTTTATGAGGCCTATGTTCAGGCCACTATCGACTCAGGCACGGGTACAGTCAGCAACGTGGCGGCCAACAGCAATTTTGCGGGATGGCAGCTATGAGTCTGGTAGCCAATCTTCTGGGTCTCGGTTTCAAGCCCTGCACGCCCGGTGAGTCGGATGGCGACTTCCAACTTCAAGACGACTTAGATGGCCAGGGACCGTTCATCGCTCGTTGGCTGAGTTCAGAAGCGTGCCCGTTCCCAGAGCGCTTAAGAGAGCCTGAGGGCACCTAGAAAAGCGTCAGCATATTTTGTGGTGCGTTGCCGCTGACGCACCGCGTGCGCGTTTCTGCGCGCCATGAAAACAAAGTCATCCGCTCCGATTGAGGATCCCGAGACGAAGGCTCGCCGCCAGATCGAGGAGGCGCGTGCGGAGTCGGACCGGACGTCTGCGATGCAGGGCATCCTTAACAATCGGACACGTCGTCTGATGAGGATCTTCGGGACGCGGCCGGCGGCGGTTGGCAAGGTCGGCGGGTTTGCTGGCCAGGCTGGCATGGGCGGTGGCGGCGGCGGCGGATCTTCGGGAAGCTCTGGCGTGATCGGTTACGGTGGCGGCGCCGGTGGTTATGGGGGCTTTGGCGGCACCTTCGACTCTGGCGCGATTGATCCCGGTCGGTTCTTCACCTGATGGCATACGATCAGGGCGACGACGAAAAAAAGAAAAAAGAGATCGAGGCCAAGGTAAACCAGCTTGTGCAGGAAGCGCGCACGCTGCGCACCGAGCGAGCCGAGCTGATCAACGAGACCTGGCGTCTGGCCAAGCCACACCGCCGGCGCATCAACAACACCGCGACCAAGGCACCTGTGCTGACGCAGGGCGATCTGGCCGACATCGTCGATGCGACGATGGCCGAGACGATGCACGACTTCGGCTCGGACATGATCGCGCAGTTCACGCCGGAATCGGAGCCGTGGGTGAAGTTCACGGCGCGTGACTCGGTGCCGATCGAGCTGAAAAGCGACGTCGAGAAGGTGATCTCGATGACGCAGATGCTGGTGTCGGAGGCGATCGAGGAAAGCAGCTATTTCGACGCGGCCCCTCAGTGCTTTCAGGATCTCGCGAACGGGACAATGGCGGCGCGTGGTAGGCGCCCGACGCGTGGTGGTGATCCATTCGAGGTCGAGGCGATCGAGGCGGCCGACCTGCTGCTGGTGCAGTCGCCCGGCAAGGGATTGGTGGATTCGCGCTTCACCGAGGGCAAGTGCACCGTCGGCAAGTTCAAGGAGATCTACAAGCCGCAGGGCATCGAACTGCCGAAAACTCCTGGCAGGCCGCCCCGCAAGGATGATGAGGAGCTGATTGTCGTCGATGGCTTCTATCGGTGCTGGGAGAATGTTCGCGGTGCGGCGGCGTGGCGCCGGGCGATCATGGTCGACAACCTCATGGTCTACGAAAAGTTCGTCAACGACGAGCCAGAGGTCGACATCATCGTGGCCCGCTGGGAGGTCGATGGGCAGTCGCCCTGGGGCTTCGGCGCCGCCTTCCGGGCGCAACCCGCGCAGCGGGCGCTGAACGAACTCACCGCGCTGCTGATGGTGGCGACAGCCAAGCACGTCGATCCGCCGACTGCGTATGTCGACGATGGCGTCGCCAACTTCGAACAAGGCTTCGAAGCGGGCGACTTTGTCGGCGTGAGCGAGAATTTCGAGCTGTTCCAGTGGGAGCCGAAGGGCCAGCTGGATCTGACCTTCTTCACCGAACAGGATCTGCGCCAGACGATCCGTCACGCGATGTTCCAGGACAAGCCTGAACAGCGGGGCAAAACGCCTCCGACGGCCGAACAGTGGCAGTCGCTCGAGGTCCGCTCGCGCCAGCGCTGGGAGATTCCGCGCGGCAAGATCGTTCGCGAGTGGGTGCTGCCGTGGGTGCGGTGGTTTCAGAACGGTCTCGAGCTGCAGGGCAAGCTCGGCCCCGACGTCTACCGGGTCAAAAACCAGCTGTTCAAGATCGTGCCGAACAGCCCCTTCGCGAAGGCGCGCCAGCAGGAGGAGGTGGTTCGCGCTCGCGAGATCCTCGGGCTTGCCGCGCAGCTGTCGCCACAAACCTTCCCGGCCGATGTCGACGTGCCGGCGACGATCGAGAACATCAAGCAGGCGCTGAACGACAAGCTGGTCGTGGTCCGTCCCGAGAAGCAGCGGATGGCCCTGATGCAGATGATGGCGGGCGGCCAGCAGGGGGATCCGAATGCGGCATAAGCCGGGAATCACGGGCCACATTGCTCGCAATGCGGCGCGGAAGCCGACGGTCGAACGCAGCCTTTTCCGCGGCGTTGTCGATCGCCTTCACAAGCGCGGCGAGCGCAAACCGCCGGACGACGACATCGCTGCGGCGCTGGCCCGGCTGTCGACGTCAGCGGACGGCGCGGCGTTTCTGCAATGGTTGCATGACCAGACTTACGGGCACGTCCCTGCGAGTGACGCGGAGGAGAGTGCGTTGAGGGAGAGTGCAGCGCTCAACAGGTTCGCGACGAAAATTTTCCAGCTCGTGGATCGCGGACTTGCTCGTAAAACACCTTAACAAATTCCGTCGTTTGCCGATGCCCAACACGGGCGAGGGCGGCGAAGGTGCGGGTGGTGGAGCGGGTTCGACGACAGGCAGCACGACGACCGTGCCGGCCGGGACCACGACTGGCGCTGGTGATCAGGGCGGCCAACAGCAACAACAGCAAAATCAGCAGTCTCAGGTTGCAACACGCCCTGACTACATCCCCGAAACCTACTGGGACGCCGAAAAGGGCGCCCCGAAGGTCGAGGACATCTCCAAGATCTTCCAGGCGCATGATGCCCGCACCAAAGGCGTGATCGCCGACTGGTCGAAGCACGAGCTCAAGACCTCGGTGAAGGGCCTCGACGACAAGGAAGTCGAGATCGATCGCGAAGCGCCGTTGGTGAAAGCGCTGGGCGAGATCGCCAAAGAACGCGGCTGGACCGGCGAAGATGTGCAGCCGCTCATCGACATGGTCGCGACCATGCAGAAATCAGCCGCTGAAGCCGAAGTGACGGACTTCCTCAAGCTCGGCGGCGGCGACGTCAAGAAAGCCAACGAGCGTGCAAACGCTGTCGTGACGCAGGCCGCGCGCATGCTCGGCTGGACCGGCCAGGCCGGTGCCGATGGCAAGGTCGACGAAGCCGGCCGCCGCGCCGCCGTCCGCCTGATGGCAGACATTCATTCCAGCGAGGCCTTCGAAGTCCTCGAGAAGCTGATCACTGCAACGCAGGCGCCGGGTTCGGCGGCCAACGGTGGCGGTGGCGGCGAAGTCAAAGACATCGCGTCGCGCTGGTACGGCGATGGTTCTCTGCAGAAAAAGGCGTCCTGATAAATGGCGACTCTTAGCTCGGCCTACATCACGCTGGCAGACATCACGAAGCGGCAGACGACCGACAAGTCGATCTCCGACATCGTCGAGATCCTTGCGCAGCAGACCCCGGTCGCGCGCGCCGGCTACGTCGAAGTCTGCAACGAGGGCAAGAAACACCGCACCACGCTGCGTGCGGCGCTGCCTTCCTCGCCGACCTGGGTGCAGTACTACTCGCGTATCACGCCAGTGAAATCGACCACGCGTCAGGTCGAGGACACGACCGGCATGGCCGAGGCGATGACCTCGATCGACAAGCGTCTCTATGACGCGACGAAGGACAAGGCGAAGCTGCGGCTGCAGGAAGCGGTCGGCGTGCTCGAGACCTTCGCGCAGGAGCTCGAATCCACCTTCTTCTACGGGAACACGGCCACCTCGCCGCTGGAATTCCTTGGCCTCGCCCCGCGGATGAACAACCTGTCGACGGCCGAGAACAAGAACCAGATCGTCGATGGCGGCGGCACGGGTTCGACAAACACCTCGATCTACGGCGTCACCTGGGGCCCGCGTTCGGCCCACCTGCTTATTCCGGAAGGCGTCCCGGGCGGTGTCGTCCGCGAAGACAAGGGCGAGGTCCGCGACTCCAACACCGACGGCGTGATTTATCTCGTCGAGGAGCTGTTCAAGCAGCACATGGGCTTTGCGATGCCGGACTGGCGCTACCAGTTCCGCATCCCCAACCTTGATGTGAACACGCTGGGCACGTCGTCCGAGCCGGATCTCGTGAACCTGATCATCTCGGCCTACTATCGCCTGCCGAGCCGCAAATCGACCTCCGGCTTCTCGGCCGATGGTTCGCCGATCTCCATCAAGCCGGTGATCTACTGCAACAGCCGGATCAAGGAAGCGCTGCACAAGCAGATGCTGCGCCAGCCGAACGGCATGCTGACCAAGGGCGAGTTCTTCGGCGAAGAAGTGATGATGTGCCTGGGTATGGCCATCCTCGAAACCGACGGCATCGTCTCGACCGAATCCCGCGTCACCTGAGGATCCGCACACATGATCACCGATAGCCTCTGGAATTTCACGGGCGTCTCTCCGGGTCAGGCGATCACCGCCACCGCGGTCTCGACCAACGTCGTCGATCTCGGCGCCCTCACCACGATCTCGACCAGCCCGAACACGAGCACGGCAGTGCGCGACATGGGTAAGGGCGAGCTGGTCCGCCTGCTCTGCCAGGTCACGGTCGACTTCGCGACGCTGACGTCGCTGACGGTTGCGATCCAGGGCGCGACGGACGAAGCATTCACCTCGCCGCAAACGATCGTGGCCAGCCAGGCGATCCCCGTCGCCAGCCTGGTCGCGGGCTACAAGTTCGCCGGCCTCGACTTCGTGCCGCGCAACTTCATCTTCCGTTACATCCGCCTCAACTTCACGGTCGCGGGCTCGAACGCCACGGCTGGACGGGTGTTTGCGACAGCGGTCGAGGCGGTGCAGGACTCGTACTAATGGCTCGTTACCGCGCAAATGCCCCGATGTTCATCAACGGCTCGCGCATTCGCGTGGGGCAGGAGTTCAGCTTTGCTGGACCTCCGAACAAGGACATGGAGCCGCTGGACGCTGAAGCTATCAAGCTGATGGCGCCGTTGCTGGCCGGCAAGCCGGGCACACCGGCAGCGCCGGTCAAGGCCGAGCGAGTGCTGGCGGCGGACGAGACGCCGACAGGGCTCGAGGCGATGGCGGACGACGAGCTGCGCTCGTTCATCGAAACCAAGGGCGGCAAGATGCCCGGCGCCAAGGCGTCGCGCGAAACGCTGCTGAACGCCGCCCGGCTTGCTGGCGGTGATGGAGTCGCCTGATGGGTATCCTGCCGCACGTCATCGACATTCCGCAGCAGATGCGCCGCTGGCGCGATGGTGTGATTGATTTTGAGACGACCGAGCGCGGCCTGATCATGCCCGGCCGTCACGCCCTGATCGCCTTCGAAGAAGATTTTCTCTCGATCCGCGTGGGTGCTTCGAACGTCTCGGGCTGGATCGTCAACAACTCGGGCACGGTTACTGCTGCACTTTCGCAGGTGACAGCTGGCCACGGCGGCATCGGCTTGGTTGTGCCAGGAGGCACTGCCACCAACAACGCGCACTACCAGTGGGGAACGAACACCACGGTGCTTTCGCCCTTCACGATGGTGGCGGGCAAGCGGCTGTGGATGTCGACCCGCTTCAAGCTGGAAGACGTCGACCAGAACCTCCCGATCGTGGGCCTGCACACCTCGCAGACCGATCCGTGGAACACCGAGCCGGCGGACCAGTTCCTGTTCCGCAAACTGACGGGCAGCACGACGCTCGAATTCGTCAGCGGCACGACCAACACGACCGAGCGCACGGCGAACCTGTGCGCGCTGACGGATGACACATACGTGCGTCTCGAGGCCTTCTATGACGGCATCGGCATCGCCAGAGCCTGGGCGTTCAACGACACGACGAACGTGCTGCTGGGAGCGGTGCAGCTTGACGCATCGGCGACACATCTCCCGAACGGCGCCATGACTGTCGCCTTCGGCATGGAAATGCTGGACACCGGGGCGGACGATTTCTCGATCGACTACCTCAACGTCTACATGGAACGATAATGGAGGCGGAGTTTGGCCTCCAAGATCGAGCTTCTCAGGGCGGTTGCTTCCGCAGTCGGTGATCAGCCGCCTCAGGACGAGAACGAGGGCACGCCCTTCCTCCTGCAGATCCTGCCTATCTGGGACAGCATCGTCTCTGACTTCACGACGCGTCATGCATGGACCTGGGGCACACAGCTCCGGGTCATCACCGCGACAGTCGTCGAGCCCCCCGCACCATGGGAATACACGTTTGCGCTTCCGGTAGACCGGACGCTTCTGCGCGACGTGTTCGACGAGAATGGCGAGGGCGTGGACTACGATCTCGAGGAAGGCTCGGTCTACGCGATGCTGGCGGGTCCGCTGTATGCGCGGATCAACGTCGCAGCTGACGCGGGTGTCTGGCCTGGCGACTTCGCGAAGGTGGTGCAGGACACGCTCGAGGGCTACTCGTGGAAGGGCTTGCGCGACGAGAAGCAGATCGGCGCGAACATGATCGCCAATGCCGAGGCACGGCTGACGGCTGTGATCGCGCGGGATCGTAACCAGAAGCCACGCCAGAAGCTGAACCGCGGCACGGTTTTCAACGCGTTCAAGGGCACGCTGTCGCGCAGGAAGCCGCTCGATGGCTAAGAGGGTGCGGATTCACTACGCGTTCTCGGCCGGCGAGGCAGACCCCCAATACGAACGCCGGAACGACTGGGAAGCGTGGATCAACTCGCTGAAGTCGGCGCGTAACTGCCGCCTGCTGAACGGCGGCGGGCTGAAGCGTCGGCCTGGGCTGGCGAAGGTTGCGACACTGGCGGGGCGTGGTCGGTTTGTGCCGTTCACGGCAGTCGATGGATCGAAGCGCCTGGTGATCCTTGAGCCTGCTCGCTATCGCGTGATGAAGACGGACGAGACGTTCGAGACGACGGTAACGTCTGGGATGCCTTGGGCGGTTGGCGATCTCGACTCGCTGCAGGCCGACAGCGAGAACAACGACATCACGGTGGCGTCGCGTTCGTTCTTCCCGAAGGTGCTGACGCGTGCGTCGGCGGGCACGTGGTCGGAAGCCGATCTCGCCTTTGCCGAGCGTGGCGACACCTCGAAAGCGCAGCCCTACTATCGTTTCCCTGAGACCAAGGACATCGCGATCACGCCGTCGGCGACGAGCGGCGCCGGCATCACGCTGGCGGCGAGCGCGGCTGTGTTCGACGCCGATCACGTTGGCACGCGCTGGCTGCTGTACGATCGCGAGGTCTCGATCACGGCGTACACGAACGCGACCACGGTGACGGCGACAGTCATCCAGACGCTGTATCCGACGCTCGAGATCACGGTCGGCTCGTCGACTGGCTTTGCGGTTGGCGACCAGGTCTCGACATCGGTCGAGGAGATCGACGGCGAGGTGGTCGAGGTGACCTCGGCGACGGTGGTGAAGGTCACGACGATCGGCAGCTTCTCGACGCCGACCACGACCAGCAACAACCTTGTGGGCCCGAACGCGTCGAGCGCCATTTCGGCGGTTGTGGGGGCTTCTCCGGGCCCGGTCGGGCAGTGGAAAGAGCAGATGATCTCGGTGCACCGGGGTTATCCGGGCGGCACCTGCTATCACCGGGGCCGCCGCTGCCTGTTCAATTTCCCTGCCGCGCCTGATGTGTTCGAAGCCTCGGCGCAGGACGTGACGGACGATTTCGACCTTGGCACTGCGCTCGATAGTGATGCGATCGAGGCGAAGATCGGCGATGCGATCGGGCAGACGATCCGGCATGCGGTCTCGACGGAACAGCTGATCTTGCTGACGGATGTGGGGCCGTACTATGTGGGCGAAGGCCCTGGCACGCCGTTCACGCCGACCACGGTCGACTTCCTCGACATCGGCCCTGAACCGTCGGCGGACTGCAACCCGGTCAAGTCTTCCGAGGGCGTGATCTATGTCGACCGGGAAGTGACCCGGCTGATGGTGCTGGCGCCGACTGGCAACGTGCGCCGTTCGTGGGAGACCGGCGATCTGTCGGATCTTGCCCCGCACCTGCTTTCCGGAATCACGCGCCTCTGCCTGATCGATGGCTGCGAATGGGGATCGGAGCGCTACGTCGTGGCCATCAATTCGGCCGGCAACCTGTCGCTGATGCACTACCGCCGCGGGCAGGAAGTGCTCGGCTGGGCACCGTGGGAAACCGATGGCGACTTCATCGACATCTGCAAGTTCAACAACAAGATCTATGTCATCGTCCTGCGCGGCTCGACCTACTATCTCGAGCGCTTCGATGAAGATCGCCTCCTCGATGACAGCGTCCTGGCGAGCGGGACGAGCTCGATCACGAATTCGCACTGGGCCAGCGCGACGCGCGAGGTTGTGTGGCGCAAGACGGTGTCGGGCGAGGCGCGGCGCGCCAGCCTTGGCAACTTCACGGCAGACGGCTCTGGCGTCATCTCAGGGCTCGAGGCGGAAGCGCGCGACTATGAGGTCGGCCGCTCCTTCACGCTGACGGCGCAGCTCTGGCCGCCGGTTGATCCGGACCGGCCATTCAACTCGCCGACCAGGCTCTCGCGCGTGATCGTCGATCTGGTCGCAAGCGGGCACTTCACGGCAAACAACTCGCCAGTGACGCCGTATGACTATGGCGATGATCAGGAGGAGCTACCGCCCCTGCGGACCCGTCAGGCGCGCGTGGCGGTGCTGGGGGTGCGTTGGGATCAGACGCTAACCCTTCAGCAGGTGGTCGCGGCGCCGCTGCAAATCCGCATGATCGTGGTCGAGGCAGGATAAGGGGAGGCCGAATGGATGAGATCGCCTGGTTCTGGATCGCTGCGACCGCTCTAACCGCGGGCCTCGGGCTCATGGCTTCGTCGCAGCAGTCCAAGTCCATGCGCAACCAGGCGCGCGCGAAGGACGTCGAAGCGCAGGTTGCAGAGCTCGGGGTGAAGCAGACGGCGGCGCGCCGGATGGAATCGCTGATGGCGGATATCGGCGCCATCCAGGCCAAACGCGCGACATCGAACGTGGCGGCGACGTCTGGGTCCGCAGTGGCGGCCGAGGGCGGCTACGAGAAAGAATACCTGCGCACGCTCCGGTCAGACATTCTCAGCCAGCGCTACAACATCGTCTCGCGGCGTAGCGAGGCCAGCGCGCTGCGGGTCGGTGCGCGGGCAACGATGATCTCCGGTTATGCGAATGCGCTGGGATCGGCCGTGTCGGCCTATGGGACATTCGGCGGCGGCGCGCCGGGCGGCAAACCGGCTGGCGCTCCGAGCGGCGGCTCGAACACATCGGGCGCTGGCATGGGCTCCGTCGTTAGCAGGCGCTCATAATGGTCAGACGCGCAGGTCTCATGGACACCGAGGCCGGGACCGTCCGGACCCCGAACCTGTCAGGCGCGTCCTCGCCGGCGGCGGCGCAGGCCTACGTCGATCTCGCGCAGGCGGCCGATCAGGTCACCAAGTCTTTCCTGAAACCGATGAAGGACAAGGAGACCGAGGAGGCGGCGCTGGGCGCCATCCAGCGCGGCGAGTTCAAGACAACCGACGGCTTCACCGCGCAGGACATGATCTATGACAAGATCGTCGATGCGGGCTTCATGGCCAAGGCGTCGACCGATGTCGAGCGCATTATCGGCGAGCTCGAGACCAAGCGCTTGAGCGATCTCAACGTGCAGGCGTTCAACGAAGAATTTGCCGAGTCGCGTAACCAGTATCTCGAGGAGCTGGACAGCCGCTATGCCGTGCCGCTCCGCCAGGCATGGGACGAGCGCGGCCTGCGATCGACGCAGCGCCTGTCGCAGATGGCGACACAGAAGGCGGTCAAGGACGCGTCGGAATCGCTTAAGGCGCGCAAGGGACTGAAGATCGACCAGCTGTCGGGCGTGTCGGACTATGGCGATCAGGAAGCGCAGTCGGCCATCAGCGAGCTTGAGGCTATCCAGGCAGCGCAGATCGCAACTGGCGACATGACGCGCGACGAGGCCGACGCGGAGATGGCGCAGGTGTTTGGCCGCTTCACCGGCAACCGTGTCGCACTCGATGCAGTCTCGCTTTACGAGGCTGGGGGCTTCACTGAAGCGGCCTACAGCGACACGCTGAAGATGATCGAGAGCACGCTGGCATCGCCCGAGCTTGCTCTCTCGCGCAGTGAGCGGGCGGCCTATGAGGGCGCCGCGCGCCAGTCGGTCAACGCGATCCGCTCCGAACGCAGGGCAGAGGAAGCCGATCTCAACCGCCGCATTCGTGAGGCGCGCACCGAGGCGCTGGGCGAGTTCAGCGTCCTCTATGCGGACGCGAAAACAGTGAGCTCGCAGGGCTTCGGCGTCGATGTCGCGACGATGAGCGAGCTCAAGCGCCTGGCTGGCTCGATCGGCAAGCCGACATACTTCGCGAAGATCGATGAGCTGGAGCGGGTCGGCATCGC